GTCCACCACAACAATTCCGTTTTGATGGATAAATCTTGGCTGTCATACCTTTACTCGGTAGATAGCCATGAATTATTGGTGTAAAAATGCCTGGAAGGGCAATTGCCTTTCTCAACTGCCCTTAGTATAGCAAAGTCGGTTAAATATGTCAATAGCCTTGAGCGTTATTCCTGGCTTTATAGTACTGGTTCTCTACTGCCTCATCTTTGAGCTGTAGGTAAATCATAGTGGTTGAGATGTCTGCATGACCGAGCAGTTTTTGGATTGAGGCTATGTCACAGCCGTTAAGTAGCAGCCTAGCTGCATAACTGTGGCGTAGCTGATGCGGTGTGATATGAATGCCAGCATGCTTTTTGAACGCTCGCTGGATCCATAGTCGTGCAGTCTTGGTATTAGCCCTGAATAGCGCGCCAGTCTGACGGCCCCATTCATCGACATAATCGTCAAGGCGTTGTCGTGCTTCAGGTGTGAGATAGACGGTGCGTTCTTTGTTTCCTTTACCTAATACATAGACACGCAGGTCATCAATATCCTGGTAAGTGATCTGACAGGCTTCAGTGATTCTGAGGCCTGTTTCATACATGAAATCTATGAGCATTTTAGTGTGTGGATCAGTAGTTCTCTGAATGACATAATCGATGGTGTTATGATCTATGTAACGCGGTCGAGGCTTCATATTCTTGTGTGATTTGATGATGTCAGGGTTGACGGTAGCTATCTCGGCTCTATCTTTTATGTAACGGAAGAATGATTTTAAGATACGTTTAGTGGTATTTGTGGTTGATGGCGCGTGGGTTTTTGTGAATTCATAGAAATAAAAGTCAAGCCAGTTGATCGTGAGATCCTCAGCGTATAGCTTGTTATTACTTCTGCAAAACTCAATGAATTGCTTCAGATGTGTTCGCCTCGTTGATATGGTGGTTGGCGACATAGTGTCAACGTATGTACAGTGGTGGATGTAGTTATCAGCTAGTCTCGCAATAGTGATACTTCTCGCACTGTCAATTGTTTTTGGTTTAGTAAAAAATAAAGCTGCCGTTTGGCTAGCCGTCATTGTTGCGTTCATAAACTCCAAACTCCAGTAGTAATCGATACTTTTTACCTACGTAGAAACTTGAGTACTCAAGCATTATTTTGTCATAACGCTTATCCTTATTCAAGCAAAAAGAGGGCAATATTCTAATTTATTTACCCTCTATTCTAACTACTGTTATTTGTTTAGCTACTGCGCATATCAACATAGTGCTTTGACTTGCATTTATGGCAACCTCTGACGATGAAATACGGAGCAGCTGGACCATTATATTCACGCATCTGGTTCTTTAATACAGTAACTGAGTAATCAATCTTGATAATCTGCTTATACGTTTTCCACTCGTGTTCACAGACATTACCGTTGTTCTTCTCAAACAACTTCTGCTGATCGCGTTCAGCTTTAGTTCGATTTATCCTATCCACAAGCTTGCTGCGTAGTAAGTTAGTGTTGAGTGTTGTCATACTCCAGCCTTCTTACAGAGAAACGAAAACAATCGAGCTGGCTGTTGGCCACGTTGTGCTTCCTCCACCAATTGCCAAATTCTATGCTCTGGTAATCTAGCCGCTACCTTGTAGTAGAAAGAAAAATACTTGTGATTATTGAACTTATCCGCTAACTGATATGCAATCGATTCAGTGCGCTTTACCTTTTGCCACTTGTCCATGTTTTGTTACCCTCCATAACTAAACAATTGTATTGATATTGGGATTGAGGATTTCTTTGTTGAAATCTATTGAGATTGGGATTGAGATTGACAATGATTAGTTTAGTGCCAAAATCGCTACCCCAATAAAATCCCCAAATTTAAGCCCAAATCTAACTAGCACCATCACTAGATTAGGGTGTTGTGTTTATATGAGAAAATTCTGACAAGAACCGTAGTGCTTAGGGCTTGACAAGAATTTTCTATTTTTTGGGAATATAAAAATCCCCCTCCAGACTAACGCGCTGGCGAGGGACTAATAGGACCCTCTTGCGAGGGCATGCCTGATGTGTGATCAATACTAGTATTGCAAATATTTAAATAAAAGTCAAGATTTGAAGATTTTTTCAGAGTTTTTCACAGACAAAAGATAATCCGCCTCACAAAGAGACGGATTAGAGCTTGTCGTAGTCAATTCCATAAGCAAGGACGACTACTTGTCATGGAGACGCCGAAGCGGGACCATGATTTTTACTAGCGACTAAACTAGTAGTTTCACTGTATCATTATTTTTTAGACCTGGCAACACTTTTTGCTTTTGCGCTACGCACCGCCGCGCTGGCTGCTGCCGCCTTTTTGGCGCGCTCGCGGCGCTGCTCTGGTGTCATGTTGTCTGATGATTTTTGGCCGCCTACAGATCGTTTAGCACCAATTACGGCGTTAATACAGCAGATGATATCACTTCGAACTAATCGATGAATATCAATAACGGTTGATGCGCCACTCCAGTCACCTAATCTGTTTAGCGCTTTAGTGCTTGCGCCACGGGCGCTTAGCCATTCGTGCGTCCATTGCAACGGGCTTTGATTGACTCGGCTGCCGCTGCGAGTCAGCTCATAGATGAACTCAGCTTCGCTTAATTCTATAATTTTCATTGACATTCTGCGAATTTCCTTTCTGCCCGTTATAAGCCACGGGCGGGGCTGTTATTTTGCCATCTATTTTACGCGGCGGTAGCTTTTGGCTTTAGCTTCGTCGTGTTCGTAGTAGGTGCTGATGGTGATTCCGTCGATAATCTTCGCGCAGATGTAGGCAGAGCCGCACATCGTCTTCTGCTTGTTTGACAGGCGGACGAACTCGCCACGCTCAGCGAATCGGCGGTCAAGCTCTTTGTGAGTAGCGTCAACCAGCTCGTCGATGTTTTTGAATTCAGTGCCGACCAGCTCCATACCGCCGCTCCTGGAATTGAGGATGTTGAGTAGCTGTGGTGTGTCGTAGCTTTTCAAGGTTGTCATTGTGTTTCTCCTTTCGAGAGATTAGTTTAGTCGCTAGTTAGAGGGTTGTGCTGTCGCGTCTTAATTATTTTTACGCCGCTTCTTATCTAACTATCTTTAGTATAGCAAACTAGTTAGCTAATTGCAATAGTTTTTCTAGACTTTTTGAATATTTTCATCTAAGTCTGTGGAAAACTTACCAAAAAAACCGCCCCGGAGCTTATCGAGGCGGTTTCAGTTGTTCGGAAATCCCGAACAGCTTGGTGTAGTTATCCACAACCATCTCGCGGATATCAACGAAATGGTCACTAGCTAAACTATAAAGGATTACTTTATAGTTCAACCTTTTGACGCTGGCGGTGTCTTGCCGCGTGGCTCAGCCAGCAATTTGCCAGTTTTTGGATCGTGCCACCGGCTCAGTCCCGGCACGCTGTGTGCGTCAACCAGGCACTGCAAACAGTCATTGTATGTTGAGCCTGCTGGCATCTGCGGTGTGGACTTGCCGACGTGCAAAGTGACGCAGCCACAGGCCTTGCACTCGCGAAAATACAGGCTTGATTTAGTTATGGTTATTTTCTGTGAATTCATACTCTTCTCCTTCTTCTACTAACCATCTAAGGGCTGTTCTGCCACATGTACGGCTGAAATGTTCGTCCTCTAGCGTTAGAATGCGTTCGTTTACTTCTGCCTGCTGCTGCAGAGCTAGCCGATATTCATCGACCAGCTCCTCGTCACTCAGCAATGCTAAATTTTCCATGATTATTTATTCTTGCCGTTTTTGTAAATACCAAACATTGTCAGCAAGAATAGACCAGCTGTAGCTAATGCACCACTGATCGCGTTTGTCTTGACGTACGGGTCGCCAGACAGTACCGCGATGGCTATTTGTGGAGCGATTGCACTTGCACCAAGTAGTAGGTCTCCGATGATGTACACAACTAGTTTGGTTCGCTTACTGATACCTTTGATGATTTCCTGAGCTTCATCTGTCTCAGCCAATCCTTGTGCTAATTTGGCTTTTTCGGCAGTCACTTTTTCGATTGCCTCGATATCTTCTTTGGTAAATACTGGTGTTGCCATTTTTTCCTCCTTTGGTTTATTATTTGGCACTTCCTGTGGTTTTTCTGATTCGTTGTTTTGTGGTGTCTCTTGTAGTTTCGGGAACATAACACCACCCATACTTCGCAACTCGTCAATGGATTTATTCGACACATTAGCGTCTAATTTCCCGTCGTATCCAGGGATAGTCAATGTCTCTGAGTATTGATGGATAAATGATCCGTGTGCATAGTTTCCTGCTTGCCCATAAGTTGGATACCAGTCGACGCGTGACAATCCTAGTTTTTGAATAATAGCTTCGCCTGCGTATGTGAATACTTGTTTGCCAGTTTTCTGAAGCACTATATTGCTAAATACTGCGATTTGCTCGACAGTACCCTCAAAGTCTGGTTCGAGGTCGAGGAATAGCAGCTCGCCGGCTTCGTTTCCTAAAGCCTCGATGCACTTCACAAAATACTCAGCGTTCTGTTCCGCCTCTTCTCTAGTTGAAAAGTACGGTAGCCAGTAAAGACCAAGCATCTTACCAGCCTCACGAGCTTTAGTAACAAACAGTTCTGCGTCTGGGTCTAATTTGAATTCATTGCCGCCATACTGTTGCCCAACCCAGCCAGCTTTCACGATGACACCTGCTACTTTAGGAAATACGTTCACAACTTCAGCTGTCTGGTAGTTAGATACATCAATAATGGTATTGCTAAAGTCTTGCTCAGGTTCTGGTGTTGGTTGTGGCTCTGGTTGTGGTGTCAGGTCTGGCAGGTCATGTAATTCCTTGTCCTCAAACAGCTGGCGACTCATGTATTTGCCACTACGTGCTGTGACGTACCAAACAGTATCACCGGCAATTGACTCACCATTTGTCACGTATCCTTTCATAGCGATAACGTCACCTTGAGCCAGCTCTTGGAATACACCAGATTGAGTACTTGGCTCTTCGCGGGCGTAACCCTCCTCCTCCATCTTGCGGTCGGTTGGGCTGACCTCTTGTGGCGCGACATAGCCAATAATCTTTTCGGGGCGTGGGCGTAGCCAGCCAATGACTGGACCACCTGAGATAATCCATGGACGTCGAATAGTCCTTGCTGGTGTTTGTGCGAAGCCGTCTTGCTCAATAACATCCACGCCATTCAGGTCAGCGCCCAAAACCACGGCGATGTGACCATATGGGTTGCCCACCATTGCGCCCCAAATAATAATGTCGCCACGTTGTGGTAGCAGGTTTGGGTCTGACATGTTATTCAATATTTTTTCAAAAAAATCACCATTAGAGTTAGCAAAAGCTTCTTTAGCGTTGGCAGGTCGGATGGTGTTCTGCCAGTCGTTAAATAACCACAGGCAGTAGTCATCGATGACGTCTTTGCACTGAAGCCCGTACGCACCATCTACGTCAATTCGTCGTCCTGGCGCATTGTTAATCCATTGATTGATTCTATCCATATTCCCCCTTATTGGTGCCTTACGTTTATTCGCTGGATATCCTCTTTAAGACTGGTTACTGTCTCGCTTTGTCGGACTAAATTTCCAGTCACATAGATAGCCAAACCAACCAAGGCAACTGCAAATAACTTTGCTAAATTGCTCGTGATGAGCCGCCAAAAGCTCAGCAAACTCTCTATTTCGCTACGTTGCAAATATTTTTCTTTTATTTCTTGTTGGTGCTCTTTTTTGTATTGCTCAAGTTCGATCCGCGAGACATTACCGCTTAGCACAACTTCCATCCGTTCAAGCATAATAGTGTGTTTGTCTATAACATCTTTAATATGCTCAACATTCGCCTGCAATGCGCCGAATTCCTTTGCTGATACGTCTGTGTTGCTCATAAATAAAAACTGCGGTTCTTCCAAAATCATTAGTTGAAATTACCGCAGTTTACCGTAAGCGTGACGTGATATGTTTATATTATAATATCATTTGTCATAAACATCAAGAGCCAGCTTCATTTGTGACGCTTTGGTATACTAAAAAATCCTAGTCCTGAACTTCGCCGATAGCCATCCAAGAAATACCATGCCAAGCCGGACCAAAGCTACCTTGAGAGGTAGCCAATAACTTACAGCCGTTATTTGTTATATGGGCCGGTTCGACTGAGTTCCCTGTGCGGACTGGATTATCAAATTCTGATAGATTACTAGCTCCACCCCCTAACTTGTAACCATTAAATGATGCGGTGATTGAAAATATTCTCTTAAATCGTTTAGGAAACGCAATAGGTACTTCCATAGTATTCGTATTGTTACCTAAGAATTGTGTCCAGCCAAACTGCACAATGACCCTACTGGTATCAACGACATCAGCGTTAGTCCTGCCAGCAAATAATGACGCCAAATCTATATTATGCGGATTGAGCGTGCCTTGGTTAATTACGATCATCTCGTCTGTGATTGTGGTCGTAGAAGATTCGGTTGTGATGTTGGCGATGACCGCAATAACAGCCTGCGAGCCAGTAGCACCGTCTTGCGTTACAGCTTGTCTGATTTGAGATTCAGTTGGCGCCACAGGATTTGCTGATGTCGGACCGTAAACAACTATCAACCCACATGACGACGGTGAACCTGTCGTATTGGTATCTGTAGAGTTTAGCGCAATATTGTCAGAATAGGCTACGACACTTGCGATGCGCTTGTTGGAGCTTGGTGCAGTAATTCTGATAACCTGCTGACCGACAATATCAAGTGCAATCAAAAAGCCACTCGGTAATTTGCCTAGTACAATGTCTGGGTTGTCTGTCGTTCCGCCTACTAGTACATTCATGTCAGCAACAGTATTCCTAACCACTCCGCGGCCTGAAAATAGACCATCAGAGTGCTGCTGTGCCCACATGTTCGCCTCATGTACGCTACCACGCCCATTCGGGCGGGAACGTAATCTAACGATTTTTCCTGGATTGGTAAAAGCCATAATTCTCCTCCTATTGAATTACCGCATTTTACCGTAAGCGTGAACGTAAGTTATTGCCTATATTATAGCATGTTTTTATACTTTAATAAATCTACCACGACAAACACCATTTGCAATGACGCGCACATAGTAGTCGCTTTGTTGTTGCGGCGCATAAATACCTATCATAACCGCCGCTTCGCCATCAACTTGAGTCAGCTGATGAAACGTCATTTTTGGGAATTGTTCAGAAAAATCGCCTGTTACTGAAACTTGCGGAAATAAGTCAACAAAAAGAGGACCATCTTTTGGCTTGAGATCTGGGATAAACTTAATAGTCATCATAAGCACTCTATTCTCACCGCCGCTCGTATGAAAGACCTGCGAAACTTGCTGAGTAAAATCAACCAACGATGCGGCAACTGGATACACCACCTTCCTGGAGGCGTTCTCGTATTCAAGCGCTCTAATTCTTGTTTCAATGCTCATGCGCCCATATTCCTCGCTGAAAGCGTGCCGTCCATCATAGAATGGACCACAAACTCATAATCCGTTGGTGCCCAAGGGCTTGGACTGAATCTATACACCACCCACTGCGCACCATGCACATAATTTGTCCTACGAACGCGAGACACTGCGCCACCGTTAGATTTTATTTCAAGTTGAGCGATTGTTGGCTTTCTGCTTTTTGTCGTGAATGTTACCAATATACGCTCCATCGCATCTGCATTTGGAGTAGTTGTTGCTCTAGTCACCCGTGTATGTAGCGGTATTTTTGTTGCCGACTGATAAAACCCTTGCTTAAGTGCTTTTGATTCTACCTCTAATTTATTCAACCATTTTTCAACATTGCTCATTGTACCCTCCTTATTGATAGGGTGCCCGGAACGGGCGAAATAGCTTGGACGGTCAGAGTACAGTTAGCGCCATCACTGTCGTTAAACCACCATGATGCTGAGTCGATCAATATCGTAAATTTAATATAATCATCGCCAATTTCTTTCGTCTGCAACCACCAGCCACCTTCTTCGTCAGCATACGGATCACGCCCGCCCACCGCTGGAAACGGATGAATATCCTGGTCATGATCATATGACAGTTGGACCAATGGTGGCTTTTTCACACCGTCAGAACGTCGAAATACAATCTCCCATTCAGCTGTCACCGTCTTGCCTGGCGCCAGGTATTGGCTGATAAAACCATTCCAAACAGCCGTCGGCAAACTCCCCTGTGCTAGCTGTCCATAGTTTAATGGTGCGGCGACTTTCTGAGCCCTCTGCTCACTTTCAACTGCCATCAGTCGGCGTGTAACATTATCATTGAACATTACTCAACCCTTTTCAGGTGTGGTGTCACAGTAGCAACGCCTTGATTATCCCAACTCGTCTCCATCGCAATGATCCGCATCCAACCGCTAAAATCACTACCATCATCGTTCTCTTCCTGAAATCGAAATTCATCGCCAAGCGCCAGCCCATTGTTTTCGTTAGCTGAATCACCCCAAACGATAGGGCGCCCCACAAGCTTTATCTGCGGAACTAACGAATCAAAACTGCGCTGTGCTAAGGATTTTTGAGCATACTCTGCAACTGCCGCTTGAGACTTAAGGCTTGATTGCGTTTCATAAACTCGCCAGTAGCAGTTATCCTGAACAGCCGCATGATTACTAGCACTGGCAAGCTCAGCAGTATCCTCGCCAGCTTCAGGATTGCCAACCTGCCCGTTGCCAGCAACCAGCACATCACTAGCATAATCAGCAGACTCTTCGACTGCGTAACCGCTCGCCCATAATTTATAGACTCCGTCGCTCGGATATCGTATGATGATATTTTTGCGGCGGCCACGCGGTTTGAGAATATCAATGATCTGCTCATTATGGTCATCTGGGTTGACGCGAAAAACCACGTCAAACTTTCCAGTCCCTGTTTCATTATTCATTGCGTCGCACAGAGCTTTGCTAACCGTCTGAAAATCATTATATTCAACAGTCTTCAGTCTAAGCTCATTAACAATACCAAATTTCCACCTGACAGTCTCGCCCGCATTCCTCGCTCGCGCTATAAACTCACTGATCAAGTCTTGAGCAAATATATGGCCAGGTGTATTTGAAAAGGTGCGGTGAGGTGATTGCGTGTTATTCTTATCACACACCAAATCGCCGCTTAGCCTTGCAAAGTGTTCAAAGAACTTTAAGTCTAACTGCTGATCAGACCCATATCCGCTGCGCGCCGGTCTAGTTGCCAAAAATCCAGAAAAGCGAGGTAACCCGTCAACTAAAAATACCATGTGAGTTTTGCCGACGCGCAGTAATGACTCCGGGTTATCATCTAGCCGTATTTTGGCGTGTCTCTTGAACTTGGACCAGCTGATACTAAAAGTAAACTGATCAGCTGTTGCTGAATCTGATTCACTTTTCAACGATTCGCTTAGTTCTCGGTTTTTTGCAAAATCATTGAAGTCACCAATGAGCGTATCTCCGACATATAGCAGTAGCTCATGTCTCTTGCCTACACTAGCCAATGACATTATTCCACTCCAGCTCTGATGTTGTGGCTTCACCACTTTCGATATCAAATCCAACTAAGTTATTGCCAGGAGCGATCGATAACTGACCAATAACATTCCTTGAAACGATAGCACCATTCAGCCGCGCTTCCCCAGTCGAAAAGTCAACGACAAGCGTCTGGGTTGATGATATACTGCCGTGATAAGTCGCTGATGTGTCTGTCGTATTATTCTGAATTGATGGATTAACAGCAGGACCTCGCAGAACCCAGACGGGATAAACCTTAACGGTTGAAGAAACAAATACACTGCTTAGCCCACCGCTTGCACCAGCCCAGACCTCGCCAACTACATCATACACTTGCCCATTGCTGTCCCATACCTCACCGCCAG